GGTCGCCACACTCGTAGGCGTTCAATCGAAAGGTTCATAATGTCGACGTATCAACTTCGCACTTTTGGCGACTTGGTTAATGCCATTCGAGAAGAAATTCAGATTCAAGCTTCTGATACGACGGCACTGAATCGTATTCGCCGCGACTTGAACATCATTTATCAGGAAGTCGTCGGACGCAAGAATTGGTGGTGGCTGCAGGGCCATACTACCGTACAGCTTCCAGTTTATTCGTCAACAGGGACGGCATCTGTTGCGGTTGGCAGCGCTTCCATCACTCTCACATCCGCGCCCCTTGGGATTTCTCGCAAAGGCTATAAGTTCGCGATAGATGGTTTTGACGAAATCTACACAATTGAATCTCATACCGCAGGCGCGACCTCCCTGAAGCTTGACCGCGAATTCACGGGCGCAACAAACACAACTGCAACTTATAAGATTTGGACCGATAGGGTGCCGCTCCCTGTTGATTGTAAGGAAACAATTCGTGCATGGCATGATTACCACTCGAATCCGTTGGAGTGCGTCGGGCTTAATGAGTTTCGCCGCATCAGTGGTCAAGGCCCACGCTCACAAGGCAAGCCCCTCTACTACGCAACGGCCGATTTCATCGATGCGGCCCAAACCTCAAGTATCGAAAGCCTTCCCGCTCTCAGTACGCGCGCCTCTTCTGGCGTCGTGAAGACGCTCGTTTTTGCTTCAACCCTTCCTTCAAGCGTAACGGACGCTGTTGATGCGGGTGCGCCCTATCGCATTCGCATCAGCGACGCAGGCGAGCCGTCTTATAACGGCGACTTTTTAATCAATACGGCATCGGGAACAACGATTACATACATCAGCCCGATTGCGACTCAAGAGTCGGCAACGGCAGACACATCACTTACGGTCGAAAGTCTAAATCAGGAAAGCGCAACGAGTCGTTATCGTGAATTGTTTCTCTTTCCAGCAATCGATACCGGCCGCACATCCATTCATGTTGACTATCTGAAGCGGGCGCTCGACCTTACAAACGACAGCGACGAGCCCGCTATGCCGGTTGAAGACCGCTCGGTTCTTCTTTATGGCGCCCTTGAGCGCGCCTGGCGTCGTCACAGGAATAAAGAAGAGTCAGACACCAACGGCGCCCTCTATCGGGACAAGCTTGCGCAGATGGCAAGTAAGCTTCAAGACACCTTTGAAAAGCCACGCCTCAAACCATCCACCGCATACCTGTCCACAAAGCGTTCAATTCCAAACAGCCGCAGGCTCGACGCAACGATTCCGGGCCTTAACGGTGGGGGAGCAAGCGGCGCAATCGTTAAAGGAACGCCAAACTCAGTTACAATTTTCAACAGTTTGGGTGAAACGGAAGGCAGTTCCGTCACAACGACCCAACTGAATACACTTCTCGGCATAGATTCAAACGTCCAAGACCAATTGGATGATAAGGCAGACCTTGGCGCCACACTCTCCGCCAGCAAAGCAGTCGTTACTGACAGCAGCGGAAATTTGGTTACTGCGACAGCAACAACGACTGAAATCAATTATTTGGCCGGAGTGACGAGCGCAATCCAAACCCAGCTCGATTCCAAACTTACATCAGTGGGCGCGCTTACACCAGACACAGCACTTCAAGCCAATGGCGCGGGCGCGATTGCATCGTCGTCTGTAACAGCGACTGAGTTGGGTTATGTCAGTGGTGTAACGAGTGCAATCCAAACACAACTTGATGCTAAGGCTCTTGATTCGGACCTCGATGCACACACGGGCGCAAGTTCTGGCGCGCACGCAGCATCAGCTATCAGCAATACGCCTTCTGGGAACCTTGCATCGACTGATGTTCAAGCTGCATTGAATGAGTTGCAGACTGATATCGATACGCGCGCAACTTCCGCTGCATTGACGGCTCATACGGGCGCAAGTTCTGGCGCGCACGCAGCAAGTGCTATTAGCAACACGCCATCAGGTAACCTTGCTGCATCTGACGTACAAACTGCACTGAACGAACTTCAAACCGATGTTGATACTCGCGCTACTAGCTCAGCGCTAACAACGCATACAAGCGCATCAAGCGGCGTTCATGGTGTTACAGGCTCAGTCGTTGGGACTTCTGACGCCCAGACTTTGACAAATAAAACACTTGCGGTCACGTCTAACAGTATAACGGCAACAACTGGCAAAGCAGCCCAATTTAACGCAAGTACGGGCGCGCTTGAAGCCGCATCAGTTACGACAACGGAGCTTGGTTATGTTGCGGGTGTAACGAGCGCGATTCAAACACAAATTGATTCCAAGCCGACAAAAGGCACCATCAACGCGAGCAAAGCGCTCGTTTCCGATGCTTCAAGTAATGTTGTTTCTTCATCAGTTACTTCAACGGAACTTGGATACGTTTCTGGTGTAACGAGCGCGATTCAAACACAGATTAACACCAAGGCGGACTCGTCAACTCTTACGACACATACAAGTGCAAGCAGCGGCGTTCATGGTGTCACGGGTTCTGTTGTCGGAACGACTGATACGCAAACGCTGTCAAACAAGACGTTAAGCGATGCGCTCACGGTTGCACAGGTTTCAACGCCATCAAACCCGTCGTCTGGTTACAACAAGTTTTACGCGAAGTCAGACGGCAAGCTTTACACCTTAACGAGTGCTGGTGCTGAAAGCGCAGTCGGTTCGGGCGGCCAGGGCGGAATCAACCTCATCGCTCTTGATACAAGTTGGGGCATCACGAAAACGACAAACAGTGACGCTGAAACATCAGTAGGTGATTGGGTTGCTTACGCTGATGCTGCTGGAACTTCACCGGTTGACATGACCGGCGGAAGCCCAAATACGACGATTGCGCGCGATACTTCAAGCCCGCTCAATGGCGCAGCCCATTTCACAATGACTGTATCGAGTGGCGCTACAAGACAGGGCGAAGGCGTATCGTGTACGGCAAATGTCCCGCCTGCTTACCGTGGCAAGACAGTTTCGTTTCAGTTTCCATTCACGGCGACTGGCACCATCGTTGATGGAGATTTCTCTCTTTTTGCCTACGATGTAACAAACTCTACGGTCATCACGCCATATGCGGCTGGAAAGATTCTCGGTTCAAGCGGCACTGCAATCGCTACATTTCCAATTCCAACGACTTGCACGCAGCTTCGCGTCGGTATCCATATCGCCCGCGCAAGCAACACTGGCGCTGTCACACTGAAATTCGATGACGTTAAACTGACAGTTGATACCCCTGCGCTTGGGCTTGCTGGGAGCGATTGGGCGGATTATTCCTTGACGATTGGCGGCTCAACAACGGCACCCACGCAGGGGTCCGGCGCAACAAAAAACGCGCGTTGGCGCAGAGTCGGCGATTCGATTGAAATCGACTTTGAGTACATTCAGACCGCTGCCGGTAGCGCCGGTTCAGGCACTTACCTGTTTCCATTACCTTCCGGTCTAACGGCTGACACAACCAAGGTTCGGATAGCGACTGTCGCCAATGGTGCAGATGGAAGCAATCTTGGTCCGGCTAAAATCTCCGATACCGGAACGAATGCAGCAAGTGGTGTCAATGGACACGTCACTCTCTACAATTCGACGAATTTAATGATTTCTTATGTGAACGGTTCCACGAATGCGAACGGCGTCGTTGGGAGCGGCTTCACCCTTGGAAATACGACAATTTATTACAGCTTCCGCGCAGTCATTCCAATCTCGGGATGGTCCTCAAACGTCACCATGTCCCAAAGCTCGACGTTTAAAATTTCGAGTTACTTGGCGAATGGAACGCGTGTCACGACGACGCCCGCCAATCTCGGCGAGTATCGCACGCAATACAGGGCTAGCTCGTCGTCGGCAACGTTGACTGATGTTGCTCCGACAGCCGCTCCTAACGCTACAGACGGGATGCGTATTTATGGCAACGTGCCGTGGAATGCAGCAGGAACGTCGGGACAGATTGCGGTTTACAATATCTTTATCGGTAAAAATAAAAATTATCGATTGGAATTTTATTCTAGCGCCGGACGTACAGGAACGGTCGCTGTTGGTGGAATGGTTAGCGGGGTCACAGAATACGGCGCACAGACATCATATGACCCGACTACTGGAGTTCTAACGGTCAACGCTGGATATATTGTCAGCGGCTCAAATACGACGCGCTTCTTGGGTGTACAAACCGGGACAATTAACTCAAGCGTAACGGATGGATATTTTGACATCATCGTTTCCGAAAACGCCCTTGCTGTCGGGGCTCAGGCGCCGAGAAGTGAAGTATGGCTTACCGGGGCAAATGGTTACGGTTCAACAAACACTAAGATTCGCAGGTTTTCAACAACTCAGCGAAACATTGGTCAGGACATTACTTATTCAGACAGCGCGACAGCAGGGGCGAGTTTCATTATTAATTCTGATGGGCTTTATAGCATTACATACGTCGACAGCTTCACTGGCGGTTCCTTCGTCGGTATTTCTCGAAATTCGAGTCAGCTAACCACAAACGTCGAAAGCATCAATCAGGGTGATGTTGTAGCCATTCAACAGACCAGCGGGGTAAATGCGATTGGAAGCGCACCGGCTACGCTTATTTTGTACGCAGGCGACGTAATTCGCCCACATACCGAAGGAACTGCGGTTGGAACTGGTAGTCCTCAGATGTTCCGCATCACAAAGGTCTCAAACTAATGGCTAGCCGCACACAACTTTTCCAACTCCTACCGTGGTCAGGCGGCCTTAACTCGGCCCTGGACGAGTCGTTGATACCCACCAATCAATTGACCATTGCAGACAATATTACGTTTGATACGCGCGGCTCGCGCAAGATGCGTGACGGTGTCAACCATAACTGGGATTCGTTGGCTTCGGGTTCTGATAGCGTAATCGGTGAGCATGACTATTGGTTCGGGTCCTCGACCCGCAGCCAACGCCTTCTCAGCGTGCGAGCGAGCGGCGCTATTTACAGCAAGAACGCGGGCACCGCTAGCTTGCTGACCGATGCAGGTACGGCATGGACTGGAACCCTAGATAATTGCTCGATAGTTACATTCAACAACAAGGCAATCATTGCTGTCCCAGGTTCGACCAACGTCATAAAGTATTGGGATGGCTCTAGTGACATCGCCGACCTGCCGGGAAGTCCGCCAACAGGTTCGATACTTCGTACACACCTCGGTCGGTTGTGGACGAATGATAACGCACGCCCCGACAGGCTTTATTACAGTCAGACATCAGACCACACCATTTGGGGCGGGACAGGAGACAGCGGCGCAATTGACATCGGGGTAGGGGACGGCGACCCAGTCGGCATCACCGCCATCTTTCCGACGTTTAAAGGCGACTTGTTTGTCGCTAAAAAGACAAAACTATATCGATTGGTCGGCCAGACGCCGGAAGAATTCCAAGTCATTAAAGTCTCAGATGGCATTGGTTGCGTGTCACACAACAGCGTCGTTGCAGTAGGACAAGACGATATCTTTTGGGTTTCTGAAAAGGGCGTGCACTCGCTTCAAGCGGTCGCAAGCTATGGCGACTTCACCTCAAACGATGTCAGCGTCGACATCCAGCGAACATTCAACGAAGACATCGACCGAACGCGCCTCCCTTACGTTTGGGGCGCATACCTTGAGAACATTAATTCAGTCGCTTTCACGTTTACCGAAGAAAGCGGCCTGAATCGTTCGTTGACAACCAGCGCTGTCAATAACGCCCTCTATCTCTTCAACGTCCCACAAAAAGCCTGGTATCGCTGGTCTGATATGCCCTGTCAGACGCTTATTGTTGCGAATGACAGCGACCGCAAACGCTTCTATCTTGGCACACATACGGGCCGCACGATTAAAACGTTTAATGGCACCAATTACGACGTAACGAGCGCAGGTGCCCAGTCGGCAATACGTCTGAGAGTAGCTACGGGACAAATCCTTCTCGATTCGAACCCTTACACCATGAAAGCCCTCAAGCGCTTCGGGCTCGTTTACAGGCCGCGTGGCACGCATAACATTTCTGTTACAATAAAGGTAGATAACTACAACGTAGACCCAGAAAATACCCTCTCATTCAATGAAGTGAATTCGACCGCACTTCTCGGCTCGACGTTCACTTTAGGCACTTCGATTCTCGGTTACGACTCCGTCCTGTCCGCATACACAAGGACAATTGATGGAATCGGCCGAAGCGTCAAAGTCACAATCGAGCAATCACAAATCGATTCTGAAGTGGAAATCCAAGGGTTCTTTATTGAGTTTGAACCTGCGGGCGCCATCTCTGAAGTTTTCTTGAGATAAACGGGGTCTGAATGCCAAATTTAACGATTACAAAGAACTACGCTGATGGGTCAACCTTAACCAAGGCCCATCTCGACTCTGCCCTTGATTCCGTCTCAACGTTCCTTAATTCGACCAAAATAGATTCAACAAACATTCAAAGTGGCGGAATTGCTGAGACAAATCTAGCGTCGAGTGCGGTTGTTGAGGCAAAGATTGCAAGCGGCGCCGTAACGACTGCCAAAATCGCGGACTCAGCGATTACGACCGTTAAAGTCGCGGACGCAAACGTTACGCGCGCTAAACTTGAATCAGACCTTCAATACGCCTTTTGTCCGGCAGGCACCATGTTCGCTTTCGGAGGGTCTTCGGCGCCCACGGGATTCCTGCTTTGCGACGGCTCTACAGTTAGCCGCACTACGTATGCGGCGCTTTTTGCGGTTATCGGAACCAATTTCGGTAATGGCGACGGCTCAACCACCTTCACATTACCTGACACTCGCGGCTACTTCCTTCGCGGCGTCGATGGTTCAGCTGGACGCGACCCGGACAAAGCAAGCCGTACTGCGGCCGCAACCGGCGGCAATACAGGCAACAACATCGGTTCCGTTCAGGACGATGCTTTCGAAAGCCATCTACACACAACAAATGCGGTGTCTTATAGCGGCGGCTTAAACTCGACAGCATCGGGCGGCAACTACGGTTTTAGCGTACCTGAAAATACAGGCTCAACTGGTGGAAACGAAACCCGTCCTAAAAACTTGTACGTCCAATACATCATCAAGACATGATAAAATGATTATCAGGACTTACAAACCATCAGATTTCGAACCAATCGCCCAATGGTGGGAGGCCGCAAACGAGCCGGTCCCACCGCCCGCATGCATGCCTACGGATTCAACATTCGTTGTAGAACATGCTGGGCGCCCAGTTATGGCACTTACGGTCCTGTTAACCAATACTCGCGAAATCAGTTATTTGGAATTCTTCGTTGCAGACCCAAACTTTCGTGGACTGGAACGTAAACAAGCCGCGCCCATGCTGGTTGAACATTGTTGCCAGTATGCACGCGAACTTGGTTACAAACGAGTAATTTGTTTTGCTGACTGTGAACCATTAAAGAGTCGGTACCAACAGCTTGGAATGCGTAAAACAACCGACGGACTCGCTTCATTTGTCAGAGAATTAAGGTAGGAATCATGCCATCGACAATTTTAGGAACAATTGCAGGTTCACAGAAAGACAAGGTAACACAATCGAGTTCAAGCGGCGTCGACGCAGGCGCGGCAACAGGCCAGGAATTAAACGCTCAGAATACGATGATGGACCAGTTCGATTGGCTTAAGGGAGCCATTGCCAATGGTCCTGGCCAATCTGACGTAAAGAACGCATACAGCAGCCAGCAAGACTTAGCATCGATGCTCGACCAATTCAGCAAGGGTGGCTACAATCCAACAGAGTCCGACATTC